AATTGACTTCATTACCTGAAACTTTACCTAATTCTTTACAAAAAGTTTATTGTTATAATAACCAGTTGACTTCATTACCTGAAACTTTGCATAGTTCTTTACAAGTACTTGATTGTTCTCATAACCAATTAACTTCATTACCTGAAACTTTACCTAGTTTTTTACGAATACTTTCTTGTTATGATAACCAATTAACTTCATTACCTGAAACTTTTACCTAGTTCTTTACAAGTACTTAATTGTTCTCATAACCAATTAACTTCATTACCTGAAACTTTACATGGTTCTTTACAAGTACTTTATTGTCAAAGTAATTTGTTAAATGCAAAATGTCCAGATAATATTATCAATAGATCATTATTTGCAATGTCTCTTTCGCAAGTTATTAAAAATAACATTGCATATGATAATAAAAAGTTACCTCCAGGTATTATAGAGATCATTGAAGACAAAAGAAAGGTTAATTGTTCACAATGTGAGTATTTGATACCAATGACAGCAAGCAGTAAAATCTACAAGAAAATAGAGCACAAGGGTGATAAAATAACAGTATATAACTGGTACTGTCCTCAATGTATCACTGTTAATTGATGAATCAACTTGATATAAAACTTATTAATTATTTGATAAGTTTAGACTTTATACATTGTTTTTTACAATAAAACCTTTCTTCAATGAATGAATTAAATATTGAGTTAGTGCAAAATGTTAGCAAAAAAACTTGTATCTAAAGATGGTCTTCATTTATTGATTACGTGTGAATATTTTGGACAAAATAAGAAGCAGTTTAAAGAAGAAAATTTTAAATTGATGTTAGAGAAACAAATCACAGAACAATTATCTTTTCATGAAATTGATGTTGGAAAAAACAAATCATTGAACAAGTATCTTTTTCAATTAACTTGATGTTGGAAAAACAACTCACTGAACAATTATCTTTTTTTCTATGGTGTTTACCATAGAGAAAAAATAAATCAGCTATTAAGTGCTTTAAAATGATAAATGTTACAGAAAGGTGAAATATGGACATTATAAATATTGAAAAATTCTTATAAAGTTAAAAAATGTTTTTTTTAATTTCTATTATAATCAATATAATATTATAATGGAAGTTATAGATTTGTCAGGTAGAAATTTAACGTCATTGGATGGAATTATTATTCCAGAAGGGACAACAATACTTTATTGTTATTATAACCAATTGACTTCATTACCTGAAACTTTGCCTAGTTCTTTACAAACACTTTATTGTTCTTATAATCAATTAACTTCATTACCTGAAACTTTACCTGGTTCTTTACGAGAACTTAAGTGTTCTCGTAACCGATTGTCTTCATTACCTGAAACTTTGCCTAGTTCTTTACAAACACTTTATTGTTCTTATAACCAATTAACTTTTTTACCTGAAACTTTACCTAGTTCTTTACAAAAACTTGATTGTTCTTATAACCAATTAACTTTTTTACCTGAAACTTTACCTAATTCTTTACAAAAACTTTATTGTTATAATAACCAATTGATTTCATTACCTGAAACTTTACCTGATTCTTTACAAAGACTTGATTGTTATAATAACCAATTAACTTCATTACCTGAAACTTTGCCTGATTCTTTACAAAGACTTGATTGTTATAATAACCAATTAACTTCATTACCTGAAACTTTGCCTGGTTCTTTACAAGAACTTTATTGTTCTCATAACCAATTAACTTCATTACCTGAAACTTTACCTATTTCTTTACAAGAATTTTATTGTTCTTATAACCAATTGACTTCATTACCTGAAACTTTACCTATTTCTTTACAAGAACTTTATTGTTCTCATAACCAATTAACTTCATTACCTGAAACTTTGCATAGTTCTTTACAAGAACTTTATTGTTCTCATAACCAATTGACTTCATTACCTGAAAGGTTATTTAATTCTCTACAAGAATTAAATTGTCAAAGTAATATGTTAAATGCAAAATGTCCCGATAACATCATCAATAGATCACTATTTGCAATGTCTCTTTCACAAGTTATTAAAAATAACATTGCATATAATGAAAGAATATTACCTCCAGGTATTATAGAGATCATTGAAGACAAAAGAAAGGTTAAATGTTCACAATGTGAGTATTTGATTCCAATGACAGTAAGTAGTAAAATATATAAGAAAATAAAATATAAGACTGATACAATAACAGTATATAACTGGTACTGTCCTCAATGTATCAGAGTTAATTGATGGATCAAGTTGATATAAAACTTATTAATTATTTGATAAGTTTAGACTCTGTGCAATGTAATTATTTTGAAGAACAAATCACCAAACAACTATCTTTTTCTTCAACTTGATCTTGAAAAAAATGAAAGAAAATATATGATATGAAATATCATATATCAAGAAAAATTTCATTATAAACACCCAGAGTAGAATGTCTTTTATTCCGAAAATTCAAAGGACAATAAAGGAGTATAAAGAATATAATCAACCGGAAATTATCTACAATGATAAGATTCATAAATTATCTTCAGTAAGACTCGTTTGTAAAGAAGGGAAGACATTTAAAATTCATAGAGATTCTGATTTGTTTATGGTAAATTATTTTGAGATTGGACTCAAAAGAAGAAATAAAAGAAAAAAGAAAAGATCTGGAACTATATTTCCCTTATTTAGAGACAAAATAAAGGCACCCAAGGCAGAAAACTATGCTATTTTATTTACAACAACGTCACTGGTCTCTTTTTATACAAAAAAATCTTTATTCACAGATACTAAAACAAAAAATAGTGGAATTTTTATAGCGTTGAAGGAGGGATATGATGATTGGTTAGCTTGGAGAGGAACGTATCTATATATGGAACTTGGAAAGAAAAATTATCCTTCATATATCACTGCACAACTTTATAAGAAAAAATCTTCTAAATTTATTCCTGTTGTAGATGAATACAACAATTTTATTTTACTAACACTTAAAATGTCCTTTTAATATTTCATCTTATTCTGTCGCTTCATTATTCTTTTCAGCAAAGAATAATGAAATAAGCAATTAATCATACTTCTTTTTGTTCTTATGCTTTAATTGTTTGTATTCTTTTTTGGAGTGAACAACTACCAAAGCACCCATATACCTATGTTTACGGTCTTGATAATAGAAGTGGTTGGGAAGATCGTTTGTAACTTCCAACATCAAAGGACCTGAATAAGTAGATTGAGTACCTTTTAAAGGAGAGTTGTCATACCCTGGACTTCCTTTACCGCCCACAGGACATTCGGTAAAATAAAATTCGTGATCATAGGTTCCATCTTTGTTGGCATCCTGAATAATGTTGAATATATATTTATGCCCTCGTATTAAATGGAGAACACGCCCTTTTGAACCATTCACACAATACACTTTACTTTGTTCTCCTGTTGTATATGGGTGATCGTTTTTATTTCTAATGTCTACTGTAAATTGTCTACCTTTTACTTTGGTATATTTTTTTTTATATCTCCTTTTTCCATATTTGCAACGTTTCTTTTTCTTGGATTTGCAGCATTTTCCCTTATATTCACATTTTGAAGAACTTGATGAGCTTGAACAGCTACTAGATGAACTGGAACAACACTTGCAACAACTGGAAGAACTGGAAGAACATCCTGAAGAACTGCACCCAGATGAAGAACGACAATAGCAATGGCTGTCAGAACTAAAGCATGATGTAGAACAGCTACTGGATGAACTGGAACAACACTTGCAACAACTGGAAGAACTGGAAGAACATCCTGAAGAACTGCATCCAGATGAAGAACGACAATAGCAATGGCTGTCAGAACTAAAGCATGATGTAGAACAGCTACTGGATGAACTGGAACAACAACACTTGCAACAACTGGAAGAACTGGAAGAACATCCTGAAGAACTGCATCCAGATGAAGAACGACAATAGCAATGGCTGTCAGAACTAAAGCATGATGTAGAACAGCTACTGGATGAGCTTGAACAACATCTGCAACAACTGGAAGAACTGGAGGAACATCTTGAAGAACTGCATCCAGATGAAGAACTACAATAGCAATGGCTGTCAGAACTAAAGCATGATGTAGAACAGCTACTGGATGAGCTTGAACAACACTTGCAACAACTTGAACTTGAAGAACTGCAATATTTTTTCTTGTGACATTTCTTCTTGTAACTACAGGTAGAAGAGCTTGAAGAATCATAACATTTCTTCTTGTAATTACAGCTAGAAGAGCTTGAAGAGTCGTAACAAGAACCCCGGTATTTTTTCTTGTAATATTTCTTCTTTTCACACCCTGAGGAGCTTGAAGAGTCACTACATCTTACAATTTTGTAACCCTTCACTTGACAGTCTGATGAGCTGGAGGAGTGTCCAGATTTTTTGTAACATCTGCGCGTCATTTAATCTTGTGAGGAAAATTTTTTTCTTTTTAGGAAGATTTTATGATTACTCTATTTTTAAATTACGATCTTACTTTAAGAAATTTTCCTTTTTTTTTCGTTAACTGTATACTTTGCAGATTATTCATATGATTTATGCTTTCATAGAAAATTATTGCAAGATTTCAGTATATAAAAGTGGTTGAAATCTTTGTAGTTGATACAAAGATTTTTATTATTTTTTGTGGGATAAATATCCTTCCTTTTCCATTCTTTCTCGTTGTTGTTCTTCTGTTTCAAAGTTAAAGACTTGTTTAAATCCAGATCCTGCCAAAATATTACTGAGAAGTTTAAGGGCAGCAGTTGTTTCCACTTCTCCAAATTCCGCTGCACCCCGACATAGTTTGCATGTATATCCTCCATCGATAACTGACTTGGTAGCAATTTGTCCACATTTACAGTATACTGCCTTATAGCAATCTGAAACACCGCAAAGTCTTTCTTTGAGAAAATAGGCGGCACCGTGGGCAATGGCAGCATCTCGTTCCATTTCTCCAAATCTCAAGCCTCCCATAAGTGCTCTTCCCTTAACAGGTTGTCTAGAAGTAGCACTACGAGGTCCTGTACGACGCACCTGTATTTTATCTTGGACATGGTGTCGTAAAGCCTGCACATAACAAGGACCTGTGAAGATTCTTGTATTGATCTTTCGTCCTGTAGTTCCAGAATACATCACATGTTTTCCATCTGGACTGAACCCATAATCTCTGAGTATTTGCCTAAAGTATTTATAATCGAATGGACAAAAAGCTGTGGCGTTGATTCTTTCTCCTACAATAGCACCGGCTTTACTGGCAATCAGTTCCATCATATAACTATGAGTCATTCTACTAGGAATAGCATGAGGATTGACTATTATGTCGGGGATGATACCTTCTTCTGTATAAGGCATATCTTCTGGAGGAAGTACTTTACCTATGGTAGCCTTTTGTGCATTTCTTGGTGCAAACTTATCCCCTTCAATAGGGATACGAAGAACCCTTAGGCTAACGAAAACAATTCTTTCAACGCCGTTGCTGGTTACAATTACTCTATCAACTATTCCTTCTTCCCCATAACCCAAAAGTATACTTTCATTGGCTATTTCTTCTGCTCCATCCATGATTACTTTTCCAATGATAGCTTGACGTTGTTTTATATGAGCGCCAATAATTGGCAGACCGTCTTCATTTAAATGTTCATAGATAGTCTGCCTTTGTTCAATGGAAATAGTACTAGGAAGTTTAAGTTTTTCAACACGTCCTCCATCACTTTTTCCAATTGTAACTCGGTGATTGATGTATTTGAACATTCTAAATTTTCCCATATCAATGCTGGCTCTATTAAAAACAATGGCATCTTCTTGGGTAAATCCTGTAGTGGTGGCAAAGGCAACCCAAACCATTTCACCTTGTGGAAATGCATTTAGATTAAGCACCTCATTAAGTTGAGGTTCAAACAATGGACGAGTGGGGTAAGCCAAGACTTTATGTTTGCCACTATAACAAGCCATGTGATGAGATCGAGCAATACCCAAAGCTTGTTTGTACATACTACTTTGATAACTATTACGAGGACCTTGATTGTGATTAGGATAAGGAATAATACTAGCAGAAATACCTAGAATAGCTGTGGAATCCATTTCAACATGAGTAAAATGTTGTTGATCCCTGATTGAGTTTAGAGTTTCTTCAATATTCCTCAACCTATTTTTGATTTCTTTCACTTCTTCTTGAATCCTTTTATTATCAGGGTTTCTACGAAGAAGAGATTCCTTACGTTTCTTATCTTTTAATGTTTCCTTTTGAAGATCTAGATATGTCTTTTCTTGTTCGTACCTTTCTTTCACTTGATCAAAGCTTTTAGCGACCAATAAATAAGGAGATTCAACTTCATAACTATCCACATATTCGATGACTCCTTCTTCAAATAGAGTTCTAATATCTGCTCCCATCAGATTTTTAGTTTTGATAATGGGCTCATATTCGATTTTACCATCTTTCTTTTCCACTGGTTCTACAACCAATAAAGGTCGAACCAATCTTGAAGTATCGGTGTGAACAAATAAGTTGTTTCTGGTATCTAGTGTAATGCCCATATCATTATTGGCCCAAGATGATCTTCTAAACATAACCAGATGCCTACGAAGTTCAATTCCTATACACCACCCCAAAAACTTACCATTGACAAGAATGGCAGTATTATGTGTACTAGTGATATTTTCTGAAAATAGAGGCATACCAACATCAGATCTAGCAGTCAAGATTTCCTCAATCACATTGGCATCAGACTTTGCATATGTTATTTGAGCTGTAACAGCTAAATTCTTAACAATACCACAATTTTCACCTTCAGGAGACTCTACAGGACAATTATGGGTAACAAAACCGTTTGCAATGAAGCTATGGTTTGTGTTAACTGTTTCAAAATCATATACAGATTCAGCATCTATTTCTTTGATAGATTTTATCGGAATAGAAATTTTGTCTTCTAGATCTTTATATTCAGATGTGAACTTGTTATATCCAATAAAATCATTGGGACATCTAGCTTTAATTATCTTTCCATTCAATGCATTTCTTTTTAATCTACTCAATTGTTTTGGAGATATTCCCGTAATAGTTGATATTTCTGATATAGAATGCTCTCCAAACATAGAGTATGCCTTGTCATATGCCTCTTGACGTTTTGTTACAGCCATATACTTATATTTAGCATATTCAATTGCAATAGCAGATTTTCTACGTTTTTCATAACAATAAGAATAAGTAATCTGATTAGCATATGTAATTATATTCTGTAAATCTCCACGGAACACTAAACGTAAATAAAACAAGTTGTAATGTAAAGAGTTATATTTTACCTCAGTCATAATTTTGAACCTTGAGAATAATTCTCGTATTTCCTCAAGAAATTGTTTAGTTTCTGAGAAATAGGTATCAGAACTGAACTGATGTGTTGGACCTATTGATATTTTCCATTTATTTACATTTGAATATACACTAATTTTTCCACCATCTCCACCTTGAAATCCTGAAAGAAAGGCTCTCAATGTTTTTAGATTGGCATTTTTTATCCAAATTGGGACCATTCTATGTTGATGAGTTTTCTTTCCAATAAATGCACCAATAGAAACCATTAAGCACGCAAATGCACCATTCTTAGTAACTTCCCACGTTTTGTGCACACAATTATCACATTTTGATATTTTGCGTCGGATGTTTGGATACGAAAACCCAAGAGATAATATATCGTCAACAATTTCAAAGACATCTGCTTTTTCACCAAGATAGAAGGATGAATAATAGGAACCGTTATTTCTTCTATGTACATGCCCATCTGTTATAGATGCTCCTAATAAACGAGCTAACGTCTCAGTATATTGTTGAGGCAGATATCGATCAAGCAAGCCCATTTCCATTAATTCATCTCGATATAGTTCTGAAATATCTTTGGATTCAATGTAAAGCTTTGTAACTTTTTCATCATTGATAGGTTCTAAGATATGCTTGATAATCACTTGATCTGAAACTTGCAATTTTCCAGCTCTCACCCAAGTCTTATTTCCAGAATTTACAACTAAAAATGGATGGTCGGGAGTACATTTGATTGTTCTACCGCTGATAGTGGTTAATTCAAGAAGCTTTTTTGGTTGTGTTTTAAAATAGTTTTTGATCCTTGATGGAATTTCACATAAATCATCCTTGGATACTGTTAAAACGGTGTCTCCATTTTGAAGTTCTCGAATTGACTGTGTGTGATGTTGATTGATACTTATTTGCGTATCTCCAGTCACACATACATATCCATACTGAGTTCCATGAACCATCCTTATAGAAGGTTGTTTATCATTCCTGTTGGTAGCCACATCAATACGAGTCATATGACTGTACAAAGCCACCACCGATTCTCTGTTTGGCGTTTGTGTCATATTATTTTTTATACTTCCAGGAACTCCCCAATTAGGACCAATAAAAGAAGACTCGAAGAAACGCGTGATATTGGATTGATCGATCAACTTCACAATATCAGATTTGTGTTTAGAAATGTGTTTATCTTCCATTTCATTCTTAATATTAGCAACAAATCTTCTCCATATAGATTTCATTAATTGATCCATGGATCGACTTGCAGTCTCAAGACGTTTATTGGACCAACTGTCACGATCATCTGGCGGTGAAAGACCAATATTTACTTCAATCAATCTGGCAACCATCATAGCCAACATATTGTTCTTGAGAGCATATATATTTTGTAGACCAGCTTTATTTTTCAATGTATTTAATTGAGGAAAAAGTTCATTATCAATAATCCCATTCACTACACTTGTAATGTTTTCAGGAGTTTTAACATCTATACCGCCTTTAATCTGCGCGATATCTCTTTCTACCAACATGGGTACTTCTTCAGAAGGGAAAAGAAATTTCAAAATACTTATCTCGGCATTCACTTTGGATCGCCATTCCTTTTTGGTGAAGCGAGTTATTTGCTCTGCCATTAAATTAGGATCTGGTGTATGTCCTTCTCGAATCTGCAAGATATAGAAAAGCTTCTCTACACCAATATACCGATAATTACCATCTTTTTTGGAAGCAGAAATCTTGGCTTGCGCTCTCCTTCTAACTTCCTCTTCTCTTTCTTCCGAAGTGCTTTCATTTGAAGTACTTTTAGTTCTTCTACGTGAATTTATCTCGGCTTTGAAGCGTGTTTCAAAATTGATTCGTTTATGTCTGCTGAAAACAAGATTAATACGAACTGTCCCACGTGCAGTTTCAACTGTCAAACTGCATTCTGTCCCTTTTTTGCTACTGGTAACAAAAATCCGATTCAAACGGAGTTTTTCTTGTAGAAGAATTACCTTTTCAGCTCCAGAAACAATAAAATATCCAAATGGATCAGCAGGATCCTCTTGAACATTCATCAGTTCTTTAGGTGTTTTCTTGTATAAGTAACACAATTTTGAGTTAAGCATCAATGGGATTTCTCCCAATTCTTTCTTTTCACCTAATTTTTCCTCTGAAATTACTGTAACTCCATCTGTATCATACTTTTCTATAAAGACATCAGTATGAATACGCAAGCCATAAGTAATTCCCAAATGCCGAGCTTGACGTGGATAAATCTTTTCTCCTTTAGCAGTTTTAGGAGGAGTAAGACTGACGTTTTTGAAGCATATAGCTCCACCACGCACCTTGATCTTTTGTTTATTGATCATCGGTAATAACCCATTCCAAATCCACCCATCATAACTTTCAGTAAGAAATCTGGTAAAATTGGTAAATCCAAGATATCTTTTAAGAAGTTTTCCATTTTCATCTACCACAATATCACCTGGAATCCCTGGATCAGCTCTCTCAATAGGAACTATGTTTTCAGATATAGGATTAGGTTTTGGAAGTGTTTCAGGAATATCATCGGGTCCAGTTTCAGGTTGAAAAGCCTTACCCAATTTAATTTCTCTGAAAAGTGGGTCTATGGTTTTTCCTCCACTTGTTGATTCTTCTTCAGACAATCTTTGTGCACATTGTGTAACAATGGCTCGTTTTGTTTTCTCTGATAATTTGTTCCAAGACTCTATTACGGGTCTATCCATTGAATTCCTAATTTTCTCCCATTTTTCATCTTCTAAAAAAGTATCTGACCACATTTTATATGATAATGTAATTTCTTCTAGACTATTTCACTCATCAATATTACATATATATTTTTCATTTTTTTATTAAGAATATACATTTACGTAAATTCAACGTAAAATGTTATGCACTTCACGTGTGACGTTTCAAGGTAAAGAAAAGGTTTTTGGGTCTCATTAAACTTTTGTGATCAATGTGATGGAGTGATTGACAAGAGACATCCTTAATGAAAAAGTTTGGGTTTTCCATCTCCTCATCAAATTTAAAAATACAATCAATTGTATCTATTCTTGAAACATCAACACGATTGTCACTCTCCATTTTAATTTTTTTTTAAAAAGAAAGATATCAATAAATTCACTTTTCCGAACTGATCTCCAAAAGATCAAAGATTCTTTCTTGCAAAAATGTTTCCCTTGGAAGTTTGGTCAAAAATCATTGAAAAGTTGTCGTTTTCAGAAAGAAAAAGATTGCTGTTCTTAAATTCAGATTTTTCATATCTCATAGGAAGATGGAAAAATGTAAATCTTAAAATAGCTAGTTTCGACATTGGAAAAAATAATTTTGCTCAATATGTGGAAAAATGCTCTTTAGACAAACTATTGGAACTCAATAAGAAATATCAAAGGCTTGATTCTTCTTTAAAAAGAAGAACTAAGCGTTCAATGAATAAAAGTGTTGAAAAAATTTTGGAAGAACTTTTTTTATGTGGTGAAAGAGTAGATATTGGTGTTTTTAATTTTCAAACTGGAGATGCTTCTAAATCTAAAAAGCTTGATAATCACACTCGATTAAATTTCTTGAAACACATGGAACAATACAAATGGTTATGGGAAACTTGCGATATCTTTCTCATTGAACAACAATTTATCAATACTTTTGTCCGTGGAGGAGGTATCAATGTAGATGCTCTTAAATTAGGTGAAGCACTGACTATATGGATATTAGATCGCTTCCCAGATAAAACAGTAGTCAGCTTTGGTAGTCAGTATAAAACTCAGGTCTTGGGTGCCCCTGAAAAACTAAAAAAGCCCCAACGTAAAAAATGGGCTGTGCAAAAAACGTTGGATATATTCACTCTCAGAGAAGACCAGGAAGCTATACAAATTTATGCCCTAACAGAAAAGATAAAACGGAAACGTTTAAACACTGAAGATAAGATCCAATATTATCTAATAGAATTTGAAGATTGTGCAAATGATATCGTTTTGTTAGCAAACCGTATTGTTCGTGATAGACAAAAATTAGATGATATTTCTGATGTGGTGGTTCAAGCCCAAGCCTATAAATATAGAAAATTTGTAGCCAGTTTTTAAAATTTAAATATTATTATACACTTGGGACAAGAAAAATAAGTGTTTGATTTTCAAGGATGGCAGAAGAGCAAATATCAAACAATTTAGTGACTTTGATCTCCGCAAGTACTATGAGTAACTTAAAATCTGGAAATATATTTGTAGATATGATAATAACTATTCTTTTTATTATTATGCTTCCTGTATTGATAAAAAAGGTAAAGGGTTTTTCTTTTAAGTGGTGGGAGAATGTTGACAACTGTTATTCTATGAATCTAATAGGAAAAACTATATCATGGAAAAATGGATATGTTAGGCATTCCTATAGTGAATCTTTTCGTGCATTGAGTAAATATATCGAAAACTTAGAAAATATCAAATCTCTCAGCGAATTCTACGTCGAATCTTATAAGAAAAAATCTAGATTTTTACCAGGAAATATTGAGCGTCTACAATTGACAAAAACTATATATTGTCAAATAAATCACCAGATAAAGGAAGACCAAGGAGGTGAAATTATTAATATAACTTTAAAATCAAATAAAAGTCTGACTGAGATTCAGGATTTTTTGAAAAATATAATACGTGAATACAATGACAGAATGTCAGATGAACTTGAAAAGTCACAAAAATACTTTTGTCCAAATGTTTGTGAAGAAAGTTTACAATGGAAAGTGTATAATTTTGTGTCCAACAAAAACATGTTTAATATGTATTTTAACGCGAAAGATGACGTTTTGAAGAGTATTGATAACTTTACAAATGACAAAGAGAAATATCAGAAGTTGGGGATACCATGGACTTTGGGAATATTATTACATGGGGCTCCTGGATGTGGTAAATGTCTGGCAAAAGACACTCCCATATTGATGTTTGATGGTAAAATTAAACCTGTTCAAGACATTAAAATTGGAGATGTTATTATGGGTGACGATTCAACACCAAGAAATATTTTATCATTAGCCAGGGGAAGAGAAAAAATGTATCGCGTTCTTCCTAATAAAGGTGATCCATATATTGTAAATGAATCACATATATTGTCTCTGAGAATGTCATGTCCAAAATTCATTACTCGAAGAAATAAGTCCGGTGTAATTGAATACATAGTTAGATGGCACAACTCAGATGGTACACCACATTCCAAAATTTTCAGCATAAAAAAGTATGGAACTTTAGAATTTGCAAAGAATACCGCTAACAAATTTCTTGCTTCATTAGAAAATGTGCACGTAGTTATCGACATTCCACTCAAAGAATATCTTGAAAAAGAAAAAGAATGGAAAGAAAAATGGAAAGGATATAGAGTCGGGATAAATTTTGAAAAAGGTGAAGATCGTCCAGGATTAATATACCCATATTTATTGGGTCTATGGGTAAGCAATGGAACCTCAAATAAACCAGAAATTGCTAATGTAGATCAAGAAATATTAAATTATCTATCTGAAGAAGCAGATAATATGAATTTGCGAATTATAAAAAGACAGGAAACAACGCATTATTTTGCTGATAAAGAACATATGAAAAATATCTTTCTACAAGAACTTTCAGAAAATCATTTGTTAGACAACAAACACATTCCCCTTAAATACAAAACAGCTTCACGTAATTGTAGATTAAGCGTGTTAGCTGGAATAATTGATTCAAATGGACATCATCATCAAGGAAATTATAATATCATACAAAAGAATAAAAATCTGACTGAAGATATATTATATTTGGCAAGATCTTGTGGTTTGGCTGCTTATGCAAATAAACGAAAGAAAGAATGTAGAGAATATCATATAGTTATTAGTGGAAATATAACAGATATTCCTGTCAAGATCAAAAGAAAAAGAATTGATCCAAGAAAAATAAACAAAAATGTGCTTAATGTTGATATCTCCGTTGAACCTTTAGAAGAAGATGATTACTATGGATTTATGATAGACGGGAATCATCGATTTGTTCTGGGAGACTTTACTGTAACTCATAATACTTCATTTGTGAAAGCTTTGGCAAACTATACCAGAAGACATATCATTGAAATTCCTTTAAATCGGATTAAAACTTATGGGGCTTTAAAAGAAGTCATGTTATCTCCAGATATTGCAGGATTTAAAATTCCTTTTGAAAAACGTCTATATTTAATGGAAGATATAGATTGTTTAGACAAAATTGTTCTTTCCAGAAAGGAAAAAACGGACAACGATAAAGACAAGAAACCTGGCATCCATATACTTGACAATCCAAAATTTAAGTGTAAATCTTTTAGTAATGACGATACTCTCACCTTATCCCATATTCTGAACATCATTGATGGTTCACTTGAAACCCCAGGACGAATATTAGTTATTACAAGCAATCACCCAGAAAAACTAGATAAAGCTTTAGTTAGAGATGGAAGGATGGACATCAAATTAAAAATGGAACCTATAGAAGGAAAATCTTTACATGATATGATACATACATTTTTCCCTAATGAAGAAATACCTGTTCTTACCAACCCACTAAAAATGTCTCCAGCCACCATTCAGAATTTATGTTTTAATAATTCCTTTACAAAAGTCATTGAAGTCCTCAAATAAGTTGATTACTATATTGAATGAATATAGTAAGTGTCTACAAATTGGATAACTGTTTAATTATAGAATGTGGTGATGCATTCTTGATGTTGTTTTTCTTGAGAACTTTTATACCTCTTCGAATATGTTTGGGTGTTAATAATTTGTTGGGTGTAAAACATTCATCATCTATATATTCTCGTGAATGTTCTAACTTGGCAAAGAAAGTAAGTCTTTCTGTATCTCCTCCAAAATTGGGAAATGAGTCTTTATATTTTCTAAAAACCCTCTTTGTTTTTCCATAATTGGTTAATCCCCATCCTGTTTTTTCCAATTGTAGATTAAAGATCTTGAAAAGCTCTTGATATGAATACCCATCACATTCAAAATGCCACATGAACCGACGTGACAATCCTGGTTGAAAAGAAAAAATACCAGACTCCATTAAATCTTTGTATCCAGTAAAAATCACAATAATTTCTCCAGGATGCTCACTCAAAAACAGATTAATGGTATTCAAAACTTCTATCCCAAATGTATCTCGTCCATTAGTCACCAAAGAATAAGCTTCATCTACAAATAATACTTTCCCAAGATTATCATTCAAGAGTTTGAGTGTTTTCTTGTCAGACCATCCAACATATTTTCCAACAAAATCAGCTCGACTAACTACCGTAATAATATCTTCATCCGGAGGCATAGTTTTAGATCTGTCTCTATCCTCCACTTCTTCTATTTCTTCTTCCTCCACAATAATTTCAGAATCATCTCTATATTCATAATACATCATAAGAAATGATAGTATGACAACCAAGATAACAATCACAGCCCAATATATTCCATAACTTTTGTACAATGATAGAGCAGTGGAGAGTAAGATTGTTGCAACTACAGCATACCTAACCATATCTGCCATATCTTCAAGTTGTTCATCATAGTTAAACCCTTTTTCTTCTTTTATCTTATCAAATATATCTATAATCTCTTTGATCTCCTTTTCTCTTTCTTCTTCTGGAGTGATGGATATTTTTCTTCGAGATCCATCAAGGAATCCTAGACTATACCATATTTTAGCTAATTTTGTTCCAACTAATGTATTGTGTGTGACTGTAAAATCTTTTAATAAAAAACGTCCATTTCCATCCAATGTGAAACCACAATATCGACCTTTTCCGAGAAATTTAACAGAAAATTCAAAATAAGATGTATTTATAATGTGTTTCTTTGGTTTTGCTTTTTTCCTCTCTAATAAGACAGGTATTTCTTCTAATCCCTCACCACTAATAAAACATTTATAGTAAATACCATCAACTATACTCTTAGTTGCACAAAATCCAAGCGATCTTGATAAAAATACAATATCATCAATAAGGTTTTTAGATTTTTGCACAATTTCATAACAACCATCAACTAAATCCCCGTCAGCATCAATTAGTCCAGCAAGAAGTTGCAAACGAACAAATCTACTGTTAATTTTATAAATATCAGGAATATTGGTATTTTGAAAGACATTGACATTATTCAGTTGTAATTCTTTGAACCTTGATGTTCCTTGATCTATATCTACAATAGAATTATTGCAACCAAAAAATAAACCTATCACCCAAGGATTAAAAGGAACTTTTTGGTGTTTCCACTCTACACCCACATGATATCCTTTATAATTTATTTTCCAACTTTTCGATTGTTTCATGTATTCACTCAACGGTATATCAATAACATCTGGTGGCTTTTTAGATATCTGGTCATAAAAAGCCAAAGCTTCTTGTTCTACTTGGGGCGTGAGCCCTATAAACTGTTTTGTCTTTAACTGTCCATTTTCATACCATTTGATCCTATATCCATTTTCTTTCTCACAGGTGGGCGGTGTAGAACATATCAATGTAAGTATATGAGGTTCATTGACAATAAAAGGTTCACCATTAGTTGGTATGATCTTATACATATTATCAACCCCTGAACAAACAGACAACACTTTTCTTGGAGTCGAATCCTCACCCATAAGTAGATCACAAGGTTGAATATCCTTTGCTCTTTTTAAACTTCCATCAAACATGATAACTTCTTCATCAGGATCTAAACATTTACCAACGCCAGGAGACCCATATAATATAGTATTCAACATCAATCGATCTTCTTTTGGACTAAAAACATCAGAATTCTGAGAATCTTTTATAGCAATAAGATAAGACACCTGTGTTGCTACAGCATCTTTCACCCGTTGATTTCCAATAAGATCGTTTAGTTCTTCTAAAGATTCCACCAATAGTTCAGGATGTCGAATGCTGTCTATATAAGAATTTTGAGTCAAAATGGCTTTATTTATTCGAGAAATTAGGCGCGTTAATTCAGACATATTTACTTAGAATACTTCAATCATTAAACAATTTTCATATAAGATAAATTTAACATAATTTGGATTCATAGCTTTTATAATTGTTATAAACACGTTGATACATATAAGAAATCATTAAACCAATAACAACAAATGGAAGAATGATTGTTAAGGCAAGTAATGCATTAAACCAAGCCTTTTCTTCATCACTTAGTTCTTCTAAATCAATAGATGGGGTGATCAAATAAATAGCTAAGAATCCTATGAGAAACGCATAAAATAAAGCAGTTAATCCTGAACTTTCTCCTTGAGATGGATACCAGAATAGTCCCCACAAAATGATCACTAAAACGATATAAAAAAGCCACACTGCCGCTATGTTCATTTAATGTATTTTAGAAATTGTTTTCAAAGAATTAAACAATGTAATTGCACACAACTTCCATTTGATAATGTATCTCTTCCAAACTTTCAAGATTATCATCTCCAAAATTAACTCATGAAAAGATAATTGCTCAGTGCTTTTTTTTCTTCAACATCAATTTGAAGAAAAAAATAAGTGTTCGGTACTTTTTTTTCCAAGAACAACTTCATGGAAAACATAATGGTTGTTCTTTTTTTCTAACATCAAGTTTAAGAAAAAGATAGTTGTTCAGTGATTTGTTTCTACAAGATCGACTTCATAGAAACATAATGGTTGTTCTTTTTTTCTAACATCAAGTTGAAGAAAAAGATAATTGTTCAGTGATTTGTTTCTACAAGATCAAGTTGAAGAAAAAGATAATTGTTTAGTGATTTGTTTCTACAAGATCAAGTTGAAGAAAAAGATAATTGTTCA